TTAGCGAGCCAAGGCCCTGATATAGGCCTGACACGCCTGCAAGGCAATCAATCCGCGATCGCCGGCGTCGGTAATGGCGATAATTCGTTGAGCATGCGCCGGGTCAAGTCGGGCTCTTGGGGCGCCATGATCCACGCCGCCGGTGCCGGCGGCGGTTGGCATTGCACAGGTGGCGGCAACGTCATGGGCATCGAGGAGGACTGACAGGCGCACATCAGCAGTGGCAAGACGATCGCGCAGGCGACCTTGATCACGTTGGGCATCGCTGAGCGCTCGATAATGGGTTTGTTCACTGGACGACAGCCGCTGTTCCAGGGCCAGGCGCTTGTCCTGTTCGGCCTGTTGCTGCGTGGCGGCGGCCCGGGTCAGTTGATTCAGCGTCTCGGCCTGCAACCGGTCTTGTTCCGCCAGTTGCCGACCGTAACGCCAATCCTGAACCTGCCAGGCCAGCACCGCCGATAACCCGGCCAGCAGCACGATGCCAATCACCCGCCAGGACATCAGACCGAAGGCTGGCACAACACCGCCCTCGCCCGCGCCCAAAGCTGCAGACGATCCTCAAGCCCATTCAGACCACCGTTGATCCGGCGCGTGATGCTGTTGAACTGGTCGCGGTCGGCCAGTTCATTCAGGCCGTTCTGCTCCCAGAACCATGCGGCGGATTCGGCGGCCCACTGCGGCTGCTCCAGCAGTTCCGGCAACGCCAGCAGACGCTCATCGCCAAACAGGCCGAGGCTGCATTCCCGGTAATTATTGTGACCGGTGATCTGGATCAGGCCACGACCGCGATATTTTTGGCCGTCACCATCAGCCTCGGGTGTGTTGCCCAAACGCAAGGCCAGGGTGCCGGTGTCGTATTTGCTCAGATATTGGTTGTTGCCGAGTTCTCGCACGTACTGCAACTGCCCCGATTCGTGGCCGACTTGGGCGAGGAATGCGGCGATGCGTTTCGGGGTGTTGATGTTGCGACGGGTCATGGCGGAGTTGAGGGGGGAAATGAAAACGCCCGCTTGGGAGCGGGCGTTGGGCATGATGTTTTGAAGTTGCTGTTGCGTAACAGTCATAGCGCCCTCCGGGCGGGTCGGCGCACAGGTCGTGCAACAGATCCGGCGCTTTTGAAGCGTCCGAGGTGTCGAGAGCACCGGGGTCATCTCAAAGTAGTATCGGATCGGTTGCAGGGCCAGTATGCGCTAGGCTTTTGCTGGCGACATCGGCGATAGGGACGATGTAGACGAGGGGGAGGTGGGTAGGGTGTTGGCTTGCAGAGAGGCGAGGTTGAGCTGTTATTCTTCGTTTCTAACAGCCAGTAAATTCGGAGCCGGCATTTCTAAGCGCACATCGATCCAACTATTTAGAGGTACGTCGAACCTGGCACCTTTGCCTGGGATCATCTCGCCATCCTCTGTAAGAATCCATCGCTCTTTGAAAAGATGAATCGTTACCGTGCCATCGGCACCCTGCTCGCTTTCGGTTATGCCCACCTTTCGGCCGCCATCTGGAGAACAGGGGTCTAGTGTTCGCCAGCCTTCCAAAGCCAAGCCAAGACTTCCAGCGATGCGGTACTCGCCAATACCCAATCGCTCGACAGAAACACCTCGAGCTTCACTGTTCGCCACCCCCCAATCACCAGCAGCCTCAAACGTCTGCTCCTGAAGGTCGAGTCGCTGACTGTTGGCAACGCTGGCAATTCGCGCAATTGGAGACGCCGCGGACAATGCACCGCCCGACCCGCGCGTTGTATTGCCCGTGTGATAGAACTCCGCCCAGGAAGTCGCGGATGACTGATCTTTCAGGATCGAACGAAAATAGGCCTTGTTTTGTGACACTCCTAAAGCCAATTGAGCCTGCCATCTGGGATCCCCCCCCAGTCGGAGGTGAACAATTGAATGGCCGTAAATGGAGCGTTTAGCGCGTTGTTCAAACCGTAAAGTCCAGTCGTCTTCGCGGTGTTGGCATTACCCTCGCCAATGATTGAAGGGCCTAGCCAACCGCCAGCGCCAACAGGCATTACGTTACCTACGGCAGTGCCAACATTTGTGATTGCCGCAGTCCCGAGCTCAAGGCTTGCACGAGCTGTCGCCGCGCTGGTCCCGCCGGTCCCCCCTTGCGCGACAGTTAAAGCAACCGTCACACCTGCTAACTGAGTGATGTCATTATTCACACCACTTTTGGCTGCACCGATTGCGGTACGCGCACCAGCAACATCGGTTGCACCAGTGCCGCCGCGAGCGACAGTCTGGACATCAAGAATGCCAAGATTGGACTTTGCGTCCGCCAGTGTCGCAGCGCCAGTACCGCCCTTGTAAATGGGTAGAACATCATAGTTACCAGTACTGCCCAAGGTTGCGAGTTTCGCACCGTAAGCGTTGACGATTCCACGCACCTGATCCGCCAGGTCTTTCTGATAACCCTGCACTGGCATGATCGAATAGCCAGCACCGCTGAGTGTGGATCCCTGGTAAGCAGGAACAATCGCCAGCACCGTCGCGCTTGCAACATTGCTGACTTCATATGACCGGCCATCAGGGCCGATAAAGGCATCCCCAACACGGACATTGGTCACAAAGTCCGCATTGGTTCCGGTCACTGTTTGTGAGTTGTAGGTTACATCGACCGTACCTACTCTAAGCCATGGCATGGTGTAGTCCTTGTTCGGAGCAAAAAAAACCCGCCTCTTAATGGCGGGAGTTCGGGTGGCGTGTCGCGATCAGGCCGTTATGTTGATGTTTGGCACTGCTGCGATGTCTGGAATGGCTGGCGGTACCGGCCAATCGGGTGACGCCGGCCAACAGGCTTGACGAGTAATGTTACCCAGCGTGAACTTGTACGCTTTCCAGGTTTTCAATTCGTCTTTTAGCGCCAAATGTTCGTCCTCATCCTGAGACGTTGCTTCGCCGGCATCGATGCCATAACCCAGCGTATCGATACGATCCTGAAGGCGGGTAATTTGCAGGGCGGCCTCGGCGTTCCTGGCGACCAATTGAGCTTGGACGTCAGCCAGATACTCAGCCACCAGGGCCGAGTCCTTCATCGCCTTTGTGATCAGTTGGGACCAATCGATATTCATGGGAGCACCTCGACAGGGGTTTCAAACTCGGGTTCAGGTAGAGGCTTTGGAAAAGCCACCGGGCCGTCCGGAACATCGATCAGATCAACCGGGAAGGCTTGGGCCGGGCTGTAATTTTTAGGAATGGGAAAAAGCAGAGTGATCACCAGTTCATCAGTGGTCTTTTCTACTGCCCCGATAATCCATTGAGACTGTATGGCGACCGCTGGTAAAGTACTTCCGACTTCCATTGGCGAAAAATCAAAACGCTCACCATTAATGATGAGCACATCCCTGGTTTTAACCACCACCAGGGAGTCGTCCATTCTGATCGGCGATAATTTAATTCGCATTAGTACCATCTCCCGACGCACAAAATTTTAATGTTGGCTATTTGCTGTGGAACAGTTCCGTTTCTATAAACCAGCATGACTGAAGAAGTCGATGCGGCATACCCATAAGTGAAGCCGTACTGATCGTAGCTAGTAGCTGGTATTCCGCTTCCAAGCGTAATGAAGTTGCCATCCACAAAACTTGCAGGCAACGCATAAGGCCCCAGTAGTGTCGTTGCATTGGCCACTACGGCGGGCGCGCCCACGGGCCTGGCTAGACAGATAAGTCTGCCATCTGCGTATTTTGTATATTCACCAGAGGCGTTTGTCCCCGCCTCCAGGATCGCGCCGGTTGGAACACCTGACACCGTAGAAACACTGCCGAGAATTGCCGAAGCGGCCAACTTTGGCGCCGTGCCCGTGGTATTTCCGGTTCCGCCCAGTGCGACACTGAGTCCATTGGCGCCACTTGTAAGAACCCGCGCCCACGGCTGCCAAACGCCCGCGATTTTGGTACGGCTATGCCTAGAGCCATCTGATTCAGTTACGAAATCCTGGATAACGTAGTCGGGAGTGATTGGCTGGACGAACAGCCAGCCACTGACATATCCGGCAGGTGTTCCCAACCCAAAGTTCACATAGTAGTAACCAAAGGTAAGGACATCATTTAAGCCTGGGTTATTCAGTACGATCGGTGCCCCAATACCCCAATTACCAACCCCTATCATTCTGCCCGGCGTCGCATCAGTCGGGTGTGTCATGGGTACAAGGCCCAAAGCAGCCTGGGCAGTTGAAATACTTGTCGCTCCCGTCCCGCCTTTCGTCACCGGAAGAATTTCGTAGTTGCCGGTCGTGCCCAGAGTTGCGAGTTTCGCGCCGTAAGCGTTGACGATGGCGCGCACTTGATCAGCCAAGTCTTTCTGATAACCCTGCACGGGCATGATCGAATAAGCTGTACCGCTGACCGTGGGTCCCTGATAAGCAGGAATAATCGCCAAAACTGTAGGACTTGCCACATTACTTACTTCATACGACCGACCATCTGGGCCGATGAAGGCATCACCGATTCGGACGTTACTGACAAAATCCGAATTAGCGCCGGTGACCATTTGCGAATTGTTGGTTACTGCGACCGTACCTGCTCTAAGCCATGGCATAGTGTCGTCCTTATCTTGACTATATTAAACTGCACTGGAGCGTTTTATGGGCATTAGCGATGAGGTATTAGAACTATCGTCCAATAGCCGTTAAGTGAAGACTCAGAATTCTGGTAACGGGCAGCCTCCCGTGTTGTAGACAGAGCAAGGTCAGACCGAGTTATTACCGGTAGCGATCGAATCATCAATGATAGGTAGCGAGAACCGATTTCCGGTGGCATCGGTAACGAAGCCGGCATGAGTCCGGTGAACGGCTGTTCCAACGGAGAAAGCGAAAGGCATCGTCAAATCATTACGCAAGTTAATCGTCCCGGGAGAAACGTCATACGGTTGGTCGGTAATGAATCGAACCGCAATCATAAGACCACGCCTGCCCATTTGTATTGGACACGTACGAGAGTGGCCCCGCCGGTAAACCAGCGACTTGCGAGACCACGCTGATCGATGCGGCACCCATATGGGTTTTACCCGTTCCGTCTTGGGCTAAATTCAAAGGGCTCGTCAAACCTGACAAACTGGCAATCAGAATTTTGGGTAACAGAAACCGTTCCGCCTTTGTACCAAGGCATTTATGTCTCCCAAACAGAATTAAGGCGATGAGTTGGCGCCGATGAAAGATCAGACTCTACATGCTCACGCTTATATAACTAAGTCACTTATCGAAAGCCCAGTCTAATCCGAAGATAAATCTCAATTGGCTTTCAGTAGTTGCAGCTTCAAATCGTTAACTTCTGCGCGCAGCTCTTGAACCGCACCCATCAAATCAGTAACGAGCGTCATGACGTCAAGGGACTGTACCCTGGGCGTACCATCTTCAAGTATTCCATCTTTTATACCATCCACAGCCAATGGATTAACTTCTTGCGCTTCATGCGCAATCAACCCTTGACGAGTTCGCCCATCGTCTTTCCATATCTGGAAGTTTTTGTGTTTGTAGGTGACTACGCGGTATTTATCGATCCGATCCAGAAAGGAAATGCCCGTGACAGGAGTCACGTTCTTTTTTATACGGTAGTCCGAAGTATTAAAGGCAACGTTGCCTACAAAGGTAACGCCAACCCAGGCTTCCAGATTTCCAGACCAGTACCAGTTATGCGTCTGCCCGAAAGCACCGCCACTCATCCCTTGCCTACCTGAAATGCCCTGAGGCCTGATCAAACCGACATCCAAATTTCCAACGATGGCCGCGTTTTGCTCGACACGCAGTGACGGTGCGCTGAGTTGCCCTTCGAAGCTGTAGGCCATGGAAGGTCCAGTGACGGTATTGTTCGCGTTCACTGTTCGCCAGGTAAACCCTCCAATCCCACCCCCTCGGTTACATACAAAATGTCCCTCTCCGTTTCCGGTAGCGTTCCACCCCATATACAGGCCTTGGACGCCGTAACCGGAAGCTTGCGTGCCAACGCCCACTGAATCGAATCTAGGTACACCGCCGGATAATGGCGCCGCGCCGAGGTTGGCTCTAGCGGTCGCTGGACCATTGGCGCCGGTGCCTCCCTGCGCGATTGAAAGAGGCGTTGTCATACCCGACACAGAAGGGACTTCAAGGCTGACCGGCACCTTGAGCACGCCGTCACGGGTGTATTGCAAAACCGGGTAGGCAGTGCTGGCGCCGGCATTGACGGTGTGCCAAGTAAAGCCGCCAGCGCCGCCTCCTTGATTACAGATGCTGGAAGTTGCGCCGCTCAGTCCGTTGATACCGACGTTCCAAAGGAGATACGAGCCTTGAGTGGTTAGATTCGCGCCACCACCTCGGATGGCCACGCCTGCGAAGGCTGGCTGACGGACGCCCGTATTCAGATCAAGATTGGCCCAGGTATCCGTAACGCTCGAAGCCCCTGTACCGCCCTTGACCACGGGCAATACGTCGAAATTCCCTGTAGAGCCCAGCGCTGCCAACTTCGCCCCATACTGATTAACGAATGACCGTAACGCATCAGCAGACTCTTTCACATAGCCTTGTAACGGTGCCAGTGCATAACTGCCGTTTGAGTTACTGGCACCTTGATAGTTTGGGGTTATCGACAGCGCTGTATCACTGACGATGTTGACCACCTCATACCACCCACCATCAGGTCCGCGAAAACCGTCACCGACGCGGCCATTCGAGAAAAATGCAGTCCCCAGTCCAATGACAGCATTAGAATTTTGGGCGACAGAAACTGCACCGGTTTTATACCAAACCATGCTGCTATCCTTTTTAATCAAACGAATGACATAATCCACTCACAACAAACTATTCCTGACTGCGGTAAACGACACAGTTATCTATTCACGCTCTAATAATCGGGATCGCCGGCATGGAATAAAAAATAGCCTGAGGAATACCCGGGTAATTCGTGCTGAACCCCGTGCGAGAATCCATCATCAAACGGGGCTCACCACCCGCAGTAAAGCCCCAGCGAATATAGGTAATCGCCGCTACCGTAACGCCATTAACTGCCACCTGACCGAGTTCCACATCAAGAGCCAATCCGACGGCAAGATACGTATTGGAATTGTAATTCCATACTGCTGGGCGATAGATATCCATACGGGCAGCACCTGCAATCTGTTGCCCGGAAACCTGTATCCAGTCCTTGGGGTCACCGCCCAACTCCTTATCGAACACCATAGGCCGATGCAAGGAGTCAAATACGACTTGGCCTTTTTCATTGCGCACGCGCATTCCATAGCCACTGGTCAACCTTAGATTGTAAGCGTAAACACGTACGCTAACGGTTTGAGCTGTATGACCACCGTTACCGATAAAGGTCAGAATTGCTCCGGTCCAGTTATTTGGACCACCCAGATATTGGACGCTATCAAAGAACAACACCGGATTGTTCCAGGCTTTGATAGCAAAAATAGGGGGCGCCTCCGATGTTACGGGATAAGGAAAAGGTAAGGTATAAACAACCGTTGTACTGATCGGGATGTCTTGCTCCAACAAAATTCCAAGGTTATGGAATTTGCCGTCGATAATGGTTTCACCGCCAGCGTTGCGTACCAACAGCCCATAATTACTCATGACTTGGCCACCACAAACAGCGTTCCTGCGGTGTGGTAAGCGTTAGGCCACCAACCGTAGAACCCCCACTGAACGTAACCATCGCGCATAAATGCCCACACCGGGCGTTTATTGACTTCATTCCCGACCACGTAGGCTGATGCATTGGTTGCATTGAAACCAGGCAGCGAATAAGTTCCCTCATCGGCAAATTTTACCGACCTGGAATACACCACCCTTAATGCACGGTCAGTCACATCAACGGCGACTTTTCCAGTTTCATCGAATGTTCTAAATCCAAAAGTCATGATGAAAGCATCCCCATCTCGACGCGGACCATGCCCGCTTGGTCAACTACCGTCCAGCGCCCCCCCTTGTCCAACGTCCAAATAGGTGTGCCAGTAGCGGCTAGGGCCGTGGATTGAATGACATTACCAATCTTGGCATTGGTAATAGTACCGTTCTGAATAAACGCAGAGTCGATAAAGGTTTCGCCACCACTAACAGTAAACGGAGACACCGGCGTTCCGTTGAACAGGTTCAACAACGCAAACTTATCCGCCCGCACTACAAACTGCGACGACACACCCGATGGATCTACCTGCAGCCCCAAACCAAACGACGCGGCATACTTCTGGCCACCAGCCGTTGTTTCCATCTTCACCGACCAAAGCGTGGACAACTTAGCGTTGGTATCAGCTAAGGCGGAGGAGGTTTGCTGGAGGAGTGCGCTGTTCTGCCCGACGGACGCATTCAACTGGTCAATTTTCGAGGCCGTCGCAGAATTAGTGGTCGTTACAACCTTTTCAAGCGACGTGATGTTTGCCGCGTTCTGCCCGACCGACGCATTCAACTGGTCAATTTTCGAGGCCGTCGCAGAATTGGTGGTGGTCACAACCTTCTCAAGCGAAGTGATGCTCGCCGCGTTGTTACCAATACTCGCATCCAATGTAGTGAGACGCTGAGCAGTCGCTTCGTTCTGGGAAGCCCTGACGATGCTTTCCGTGGCAATGGCCGCCGTGCTGGTCCAGCCTTTAAGGGCATCCGCCAGTTCACCTTCGCCATTGTCGTCTCGGGACGATGCTCGCAACGCCTGGAATGCCGCCGCTTGAGCGGTTACAGCACCGTCAATTTTGCTGATATCGGCCGTGTTGGTCCCTACCTGCTGAACAAGTCCATTAGCCGTCTCGACCGACTGCCCCACATCCACCCAGTAAGTTGCATTCGGGGGTGGCATGTTGACCGGCACCGCGTCCTTTGCCTGGTACAGTCGATCACCCAAGCGAACGATCGAGTACTTCGCGTAGAGCTTGGTCGGCGCATAGCTTTCGTCCAGTGCAAGGATTTGAGTCTGCAACCCGGGGATTTTTTCAATATCAGTGAGTAGGTCCTGACCAAGCTCCGTTTTGGCAATCTTGCCCGCGAGCATGTCGAGTATCGGCCCCGCCTCGGAACTGGCTTGCCCATGCACCCCCGACCCAACGGGATACCAAGGCCCAATATTCCCCGTCCGATCCACCAATCTCGCCCAGAAGAAAAACGACGCACCCGCCCGCAGGCTTTGCATCGTGTAATCACTTTGCGGATAAGCCAAATCGGCCAGCTTCGTTGCAGCCTCCAGGCTCGGCGTCGGCCCGTACCAGATTTCGGTGCGCTGAGTGTCTTCAGCGCCTGCAGGAAATTCCCACTTCAAACCGATACCAAACAGTAGGCTGTCGGCCTTCAGGAAGGTCACCGATGGCGGCAGTGTGGTTTTACCGGAGAGCAGGGTTTCTACTGAAGTCGCGTAGATCGAACCGATGTCCAGCGCGTTGATGGCCCGAACCTTAGCCACGTAGCGACCGGCGTAGATACCGCGCACTTCCATCGATGTGCCGCCGGTACGGCCAGCGAATACCCATTCGCTGTCGTTCTTGCGCCAGTAGACTTCGAAGGCGATGGCGTTGGCCGGGCGGGCCCAGTCGATGGTCATGACACCGACGGCACTGCCCTGATCGACGAAGTGGTTGTTGCTGACCGTGACCGAGGCTGGCGGCGCTTGAACGCCAGGCGGAATGACGGTAATCGGCGGACGCTCGATGCGTGAGCCGTTGTCGATGGCGCCGTATTTGCTCGGTACGTGCTTGACGGCGCTGATGCTGTATTTGATTTCGTTGTCGGTGAAGTCTTCGGCAATCGACAGCACGCGAAATTGCTGCGCGGCCAGGGTTGGCGAGTCAATGGCCCACATTGATTGCGACGGTGGCAGCGTGGTCAGTGCCTGGGTCAATACAACACGCTGCACGTCGTCGCTGACATCAACCGACTGGATCACCCGAGACACCGCTTTGCCGGTCGGCATGACCAGGGTGATGGTGTCTCCCGCCGTAGCGGTGACCTGCGCATCGAGTGTCAGCGTGGTGAGGGTCGCCGAACGCAACCGTCCACCAATCCGCCGACCGGCGCGATCATTGTCAGCCACCCGGATGATCTGCCCCGGCCGCGCCAACGTGCCGTCGAGGCCGACGGCGAAGGTGACGCTTTCGGTTTCCAGGCGATTGGTCAGCAGCGCCCATTTACCGATCCGCTGGGCCTGAGCCTGAGAAGTGCAACCCGTGGCGCTGATTTCGGTTTGTTGCACGCCGTAACGGGCAATGCCGTCGGCATCATCGACGTACTGGACTTTCTGCCGATAGAAGTCGGTGGGGTCATTCCAGCTGACCAAAGCCACGGTGAAGCGAGTCTTTTTCGCCGACCCTCCATACACGAATTTGCCGTCGATGACGTTGGCATTGGAGTAGGTGTAGACCGGATCTTCTGGCATGTCGGCCACGGCCATGACCGAACCCGCGCCCCAGTACGACATGCCCCGAAACGTGGTGGCCAGGTCTTGCAGCACTTTCAGCGCATCGGCGCGCACCGACAGGTATAGGTTGCAGGTGAAGCGCGGTTCGGTGCCGCCCTTGCCGTCGGAGACGGGTTGGTCGCAGTACTGGCCGATGCGGTACAGCTCCCATTTATCGACCTGACCTGCGTTGAGCAGATGACCCAAGCCATAACGCGGGTGCAGCAGCAGGTCGTAATAGATCCACGCCGGGTTGTCGGTCCAGGCGGATTTGAACGTACCGTCCCAGACGCCAGTGTAGGAACGACTCTGTGGATCGTAGTTGCTCGGCACCCGAATGATTCGACCCATCAGTTCGAAGGAACGGGATGGAATCGACTGGAACTGCGAGGCATCAAATTGCAAGCCGATGATGGCCGAGCCGGGATAACGCAGCTTGGCGTCAATCACCTCGGTGCTCGACTCGACACTGGTGGTGTCGGCGATGGCGCCGCTGGTGGAGTTCGGCGTCAACCGGCGAACCCGCACGGTCCAACCGGTTTTGGCGGCTGGCAGTTCGATACGGTGCGAGCGTTCGTACTTGGTGGTGGTCTTGCCACTGAATGCGGTCGCCAGTACTTGGACGAAGGCGCCGCCATCGGTGGCCAGGTCGATGGCGTACTGGACCGTGTAGCCGTTGGTGTCGCCGTTGCTGGTATTGGTCTGCGCCAGCCGCGACACCGCCAGGCGAATACGTACGGCGGACAATTGCAGATTGGTAAAAGCCTTAGTCCAGGGTTGATCGCTGCGCAGTTCGACACCGACGGCGGTTTCATTTTCCACGGCCGGAAAACCGGGGATGTGCGCCTGGTCCTGGCTGCCGGTGCGAACGTCGAGGGTTACGCCATTAAAATTCAGGCTGCCGTCGTCGTTGGCCAACGGCGTTTCATCCAGAAACACCGAGCGAGTATCGTTTTTCAGACCGACAATCTCGCCTTCGCTGACGAGATCGAGGATACGAGCGTAAGCCGTGCTTTGCAGGCTGTCTGGCGCCTCCACGGAGGGGCGCGGCTTGGCGCCGCCACCTTTGCTGCCAGCGAGAATAAGGTCAGTCATGGCTTTCCTTCAGGCGAAATAAAACCCGCATACGGCGGGTTGGGTGGACGTCAATAAAACGTGGGGCACTAGAGTTGATCCTGGGCGTAAATACCGGCGCTGATGACGGCACTGCCGACGACCAACTGGCCGTATAACAGGCCTACCGGATTGCCTTGGGCGCTGGTGTTGACCGGGCCGTTGAAGCTGTAGCTGGCGCGGTTGGTGGGGCTGTCCTGGGCGCCGAGGCCTTTGGCCTGGGGGGAGAGCATTTGCAATACACCACCGATCACCATGGCAGCGCCCATCTGGTATAGAAAGGGCGATGCGGCGGCGAATGGGGTAAAAGACAATACGAATGCGGCAGCAATCATCACACTGCCGACAATGGTTTGTAGTGATCCGGCGCGCTTTGAACCTGTGATAACCGGAACGATGCGGATCACGTCCTTGCCAGTCGGTTTACCAAGCTCTTCTTCGGAAATGTTTTCCTTTCCATTGAAAAGCGCAAACCGAAGGCCCTTGTCAGCGCTTTCGTTCATGTACCTTTCGAAGCCGGGAAACTGTTTGAAGTAGCCCATGACATCCCGGAAACCGCCGGCAGTCGTCACGCGATGTGCGCGTCCGAAAAGCCGCGCAAGGGATCCGGATAGCAGGACCGTCTGTATCTTTTGTTGCTCTGTTTCCATTGCCATAGATTTCTCCGGCAGTAAAAAGTCCGTGGGCTACAGTTGATCCTGTGCATAAATCCCGGCACTGATCACTGCACTGCCAACAATTGCCTGACCGTAAAGCAAGCCGACCGGGTTGCCCTGGGCACTGGTGTTGACCGGACCATTGAAGCTGTAGCTGGCACGATTTTGCGGGGTGTCGATCGAACCTAAACCCTTGGCTTGCGGCGACATCATTTGCATGACGCCACCTATTGCCATGGCGATCCCGATATTCGCGGCCGCTGACCAACCCGCTCCCGCATTCACCCCAATCAGCCCCGACCCTCCAGTCGCTGCCATTCCCCCGGTGAAATAAGACGCCGCCACGATCAGCGCAACGCCAATAATTGTCTGCAACGACCCCGCCCGCTTACTGCCGACAACCACAGGCGCAATACGAATATCCGTCCTGCCACTCGGCGCCTTCAGCCGGTCCTGGCCGATGTTGTCACGTCCCAGAAAGACTGAATAAGTCAGCCCCCGGTCCTTCGATTCCATCAGAAAGCGCTCGAACCCCGGAATCAAAATGCACAAGGCATGAATGGCTTCCGCCGCGTTGCTGACGGCCAACCGGTGTACACGGCCAAAACTGGCCCCCAAGGTGCCGTAGAGGCGAATGGTCCTGAGTTTTTTCTGATTCATCTCACCGCTCCAGGAGAAAACCTCCCATGTGGTTTACGCCATTGTTTTCAGGATCAGCCGATGGTCACAGGCATCCTGGATCGATGCCGCCAACAACTCACCGTCACCTCCCCCCAATACCCGCCATAGGTGTCGCGCTTGCTGTCCCGTCCATATAGGTGATGCAGGATCGAGCCGGGTGCCGGGAAGTGTTGCGGCTCAGTCTTGAGCACACCATCTTCCAGATAAATCGCCGCATGGTTGGGCACTGGCGATCGGATCTGCATCAGCACGATATCGCCCTGCTGCAAGCGGCTGACCTGTTCGAAACCGGCGGCTGGCAAATTCTCGAGGTAGAGGTTGCCACCCTTGTCCCACCAGCCGTCTTCACGCTGATAGTTGCCCAGTTCGATGCCCATTTCCCGTCGGTAGTAGTCGAGGATGATGCTCAGACAATCATGCACCCCGTGGACAAATGCCCGCCCAATCAAGGGGGCCAGATGACCACTGGGCGTGATGCTGACCAGGTCGCCTTTGCGGACCTGGCCGTCGTCACCTTTGCGCACTTCAAGAATGTGCCAGGGCAAACCGGAGGCTTCACACGAAACCCGATCCGCTTCGCTGGCCGTCGCCGGGTAATCCGGATGACTGTGAATCACCGCCAGGACTTCACCCCGCTCTTCGGCCGCCGCGTAATCTTCCGGCGCCAGACGAAAATGTTCGCTGGGTGTAGTCGCAGTGTTGCGACACGGCACGTAAAGTTTTTTGCGCCCCGCGCGGATCAACAAACCGCAACACTCGTTGGGGTATTGAGCGATGGCGTGACGCTCGATGGCGGCCAGGGCTGTCTTGTTCATGATCAGCTCCGAACCAAGCCCGCAGCCGGAAACGAGCCGTAGGGCAGCGGGTTGTTTTCGCCGAAACGCAGCTTGCAACTGGTCAGGCGTCCGCCGCATTTGTCCTTGGCGGCATCGGTGACGATTAGGTCATCGGCGTCCGCCACCGGTCCGCCGTTGTAGCCGCAATAAGGGCCGCGGTAACCACCGCAACTGAGCCACCAGCACACATTGGCCACGACCTGACGACGAGGCAGTTGAACGCCGTTGAAGTCCAGCGCACTGGCAAGTTCAAACTTCACCACCTCGCTGTCTTCGCTGACTTTGCGCTCGATGTACCAGATATCCGGCGGCAACTCTTCTTCAGGGTCGGCCTCTGGTTGGCCATCGAGGTACTTGCCCAAGGTGCGATGACGAATCAGTCGCGCCCCGACCAAATCCTCGAAATAAAGCACCAGCGCGGTGATGAAGCCACCGACGTTGCCCACCGACAACGATGGTGTCGGCTGCGTGCCCTGCCCGGTCATTTCGAAGCCTTCGGCCTGGATCGGCCAGGGCGAATACTCCAGGCCCTGCCAGAAAATCGAGGCTTGCTGGGGGTAACCATGGAAACGGTATAACTCGGCGCCGAGGCTGGTGGCATCGAGCTCGAACAGTTCGACCCAGGCGCCCGGCTCCAGCGCCTGGATATCTGCGGTAATGGACATGTGATTCTCCGGGCAAATAAAACCCCGCGCCAGGCGGGGGTGATGGTTTGGACATCCAGCGCAGCAACACGCTTATGGATGGAACGCCTGCTCAAACGTCGCCGCCAGGGAGTACAACCCGGCCCCCATTGGGGTAGGTTGATAACCTTTACAGCGGTAAAGCGCCTGTTCGCCGAGCGGTGCCGTCCAGTAGAACGGCGTGGCGCCAGCGTGACGATCAAGGAACTGAACGATGGTTTTGATCCGCGCCTCGTCGCCGACAAAAGTCAATGGCCAGGACTGGGATTTGTTGTTGATTCCGTCCGCGGCGACTTGCTGATAGCCATCGCCAAACTTTGCAGACTTGAGGCGAAACTCGACATTGCCGACGGGTTCGACTTTCGGAACCCAGGTGAAAGTTTCTGTCGTCATGTTTTCTCCGGGCGTGAGCAGTTGCGGCCGCTGACCATCAGCGGCCGTTGATGGCGGACCAGATCTGGCCGCCCGGTTTCAGGTCACGGGCGATCTGTTCGGCCGCACCTTGTTTAGCGGCGCCGGCGTAGGCCTTGGCAACGGTTTGCGAGTTCATGTCGCCGCCCACACCACCCGAGCTGTCGCCCACATTGATGGTCTGCTGGATCACTACTTGATTGCTGTTGGTGCCGCCCAGTCCACCACCCTGCACTTGCACGCCGAGGGAACCATCGGAGCCGCGACTCAGAGGCATGATGGCTTCCGGGCCGGCTTCGCCGAACAGGGCCATCGGGGCCAGGGTGGGTCCGGTGGCAACGCCATTGGTGAAGGCGCCGCCCTTGGCGTGAGGTACGTACGTAAAGTTCGACCCCGTCGACAACTGAGGGTTGAAGTTGAAGCTGTTCCCGTCCAGGTTGCCGCTGGTTACGCTAGGCGCACTGCTGCCACTGCTGAAATACGCTGACGCCGCCGTCCCCACCAAACCGAACAACGAACTCAACCCACTGGAAACCGCCGTCTGCGCCGCCAATTTGGCCATATCACTGAGTACCGATTTGGCAAAATCGGAAAACGAAAACTTGCCGGTCATGGCAAACGTCGTCAGCGCATCGCCCATACCGTTGAACGCCTTGGTGAAGACTTCCTTGGACTTGCCGGCGACGTTGCTGGACGTGTCGAGGTAATCATCCCAGGCCGACGTGGCGCCATTGATCCAATTGCCCTGAGCTTCACTCATGAGCTCATAGTTGCTTTGAACCTGAAGCGTCATTTGGTCGTGCTTGGTTTTCAATTCATCGAGCTTGGTGGCGTAATCAGCCCCTTCTTCCGGGGCGATACCGCCCCGCGTGGGCGTATCCAGCGCCTTGCGACCCAGCGCATATTCTTCGTCAATCTTGCTCAGTGCCGTGGCACGTCCGCTTTCCCGTGTACCCATTCCGACTTGTGCAGCAGCGAGGGCACCGCTGCGCCGCGACGTGTCGAATGCATCTGAATACTTAACCTGTTTCCTGGCTTCTTCTTGAACATCGACATAGGTCGCGATGTTCGCCTGGGTGATCGAGTTGGCGGACGCATACAGCGTCACGCCGATTTTCTTTGCCGCATCTTCGATCTGTTTTTGCATCTGGCGAAGTTTTTGTTCGGTGATACGTGACGCTTGGGTCCAGGCTTGTTCAAGGCCGTCGAGGTTCGGCGTCAAACCTGCTGAGGAAGTAACTGCCATGTGCGTTTCTCCGGGCTATGAAAAAACCCGCCGAAACGGGTCATGTAAATGCATGCCTATCGCCATTCATGAATGGCACGCTCAAGGGAAAGTCCCTGGCGCTGTTCATGGGGCATAAAGTCCAACAGTTCCGCTATGCCGCCGCCCAGCCGATGGGTTTGTAGCGCAACCAGCGCGCTACCCGCCTCCAGCCGCCTACCGGTGTGCAGCGAGCCATATCTATCGATATAGCGGCCCCACGCCAGGGCTTCGTGGTAGGTCATGCGTTCCTTGGCTTCGGCAATCGTCCGGCCGCCGACTCCGTTCAGCACCAACTCGTGCCAGAACTCATCGGCGGCAGTCAGTTTTTTGCCGCACTACCGCCTGTGCCATTGACCTCATTGACTGCGTTGAGCATCAGGAAGCCCAGCGAAGGTTCAAGGCTGTACGCGTCGTCGTAGGAAAGCGCTTCCATGCCCTCGACACCCAGCGACACCGACGCTGCGATGTAACTCGCATTGCGGCTCTGCTCGTTTTCGCCCTGGGCGAACAGGCGCTCAATGACGCCGAACGACTGTCGGCGAATATGCAGGGTGAAGGTGTCGGTTACTTCCTTGCCCGACTTGCCGTCCAAGTGAGTCCAACTCACCTCTTTCTTGACCGGCTGACCATCGACGATGCCGCCCTTGGCTTTCAGTTGTTTGAGGTTCATGGCTTCTCTCAGGCTTTCTTGATCCAGGCGGAACCGCCGGTGCGCTGAATGGTGACCGTAGTGGTGACCACGGCATTCAGGGCGAAGTTGAACGGGAAGTCGGACACGTAGCCGTCGAACGCGAACCAGGTGCGAGTGGTCGGCAATTCAAAGTCATTGCCCGCCGTGTTCACGGTCGGTAGTACACCTTTGCCGTCGGACCAGCCCACGACCCACTTGATGCCGGTATCGCCATCGGCTTCCGAGAGCTGATGCAGGCGAATGTGGCTGGCATTGGTCGGGTCGGCATTGAGGCCCAGGCTAGCGGTGCCAGGTGTACGCAGGCCTTTTTTGTAGCTACGCTCCTGGGCATCGAGACTGGTGTCTTCGATCTGCTCGGCCGGCGCACCGCCCGGATCAAAAGAAGTGGCGTGCTCGACTTCCAGCACGGTGTACGGACCGGTACCGGTGGTCGGCGGTACGAGGGCGAAGATTTGAGTACCTTGGGTAAGAATCGACATCTGGCGTTCTCCAACGAACATAAAAAAACCCGCGAATGCGGGGTTGTGGGTGTTGCTCGGTTTAGGTATTGCGAAGGTCGCGAACCGAATGAATCAAGGTGCCGGTGTACCGTCCAGGTAAGGCGGTGCATCCGGATCTGGCTCACGGCTTTTGATCAGGTCCACTAGCGCCTGATTGCTCTGGGCGAGCAAACGAATCGAGGCGTTTAATGCCGTCTGGCCGTCGGTCTGGACTTGCAACGCAGCGATCAGCCTATTGATCGCAGCCAGGTCTTCGTCATTCATGGTCAGTGGTTCTCCTTGAAAAGCTTATTGATCGACCGGGGTATCTCGCGGCGGCACTTCACTCACACCGATGCGCTTGGCGGCCCAGCGTTCGTACAGCCCAATGGCCACGTCCGCCCCGGCCATCGCCGTGAGGCAGCCAAACGCACACGCGGTCCAGATCGAGACGCCGGCGGCGTACAGCAACATGATTGCCGAGACCCCGCAGATCACGCAGGCCCCGGAGCGCAACGCCAGGCGCCGCAGCAGCGCCCAACCTTTGGCGCCTTCCTTGTCGGCGCGCCACATTTCGCCGGACACCCCGCCCACCAGGGCGAGGACGATGACAAGCCAGATCGGCATGTCCAACAACGCTTGTTGCTCGTTTGTCATGTCACGCCTCCTGGCGGGGCTTGATAAATCAATGAGGGGTTCAGTAATGAAGCGGTTAAATCAGTAACCCGATGTCTCAACATCTGTCCTCTTGTTGCCAACCCTTGAAGAACGCACTGAATGCGTGTTGCACGTCCCTTTTCCACAGCAATACAACCCGCTCACACTGAGCGAGCGGGTTGTACATTTGATTGATTCAAGTCGGGCAATGATGCGCAGAGGCGAGGGTTTTAAAACGGCAAGCCGCTTAGATTTTCCAGGTCCAGATATCAAAGGTCTTGAAGGAAGAACCGTCGATCAGGCGGATTGGACGGTAAGTCGGCTGATACCCGAATCGGGCCCAGACTGGCGTCTCTTTAACAATGGCGAACCCACCGTTGGGTTGCAGACGCAGAACAGTGCCTGGCTGACCCGCTGTGCCGGAGTTCCACAAAGGGACATTGTTAGCGGCATACACAACGAAGTTGCCATCCGCCTGAACCACGGCCTGAACCGCTCCTTTGTTCTGCGTGTAACTGGCCCAGCGAATGCTCCAGTTCGGACCGTACACAACTACGTTGCCGTCACCCTGGAAAATCAGGGCGCTGTCACCGGAAAAATAGGGAATACCCCTGGCAATCTCATTCGGCCCACCGATCACCACCGAAGAGTTGGCACCCGCAATGAGCGGGATAGACGGGGTGCCGTTCCAGATGGCCTGAGAGTCAAGAAGCACAATATTGCCGTCGTCCTGCAACACAAGGTGGGTTCGGTTCCACTGGTCCTCACTAGTAAAGGTGGTGTTGTTCGACAACCAGGTGCGCTTGCGAACCGGATCATCCAGAAACGCGCCATATTGGATGTAGAACTGTGGCGCCGAGTTGTAACGCAGCGGAACGGTGGAGCTGTAAGGCTACGCCTCGTTAGCCACCCAAACCACTGCGCCATTGTCCTGCAGGACCAGGTTGCCATCAGCCTGAAGCAACAGCTTGAATCGGCCGTTCGGCGAGAGGAGAAATTGACCAGCCGTCATTGTCTGGTAAGCGGGGAGAATCGAAGTGCCGCTACCTTGAAACGGAGTACGTGTACGTCCTGCCATTTGATCACCTATAGAGTCGAATGATTTTTCGCGGAGGATTCCGCTTTCATGTCGCTCACAGGCGATCGCTCGAGGCTCGCAGCCTTCTCATGATTCAACGTCCCACAGCGGGAACACTTGATCTGGAGTTCGGTGTACTTACCCACTCGGGCAAGTAGTCGTTTGCATTGTCCACACCTGCAATCTCTCAACATCTTCAATGCCTTTTGATGTTTGCCGGATCCTTCCTCTTGCTCGGGCGACGCCGAGACTTGAAATGCCTGACGGTCGGTAGGCATTCCAAAAAGCCCGGCATTTGCCGGGCTTTTCAGTAATGCGGTCCTTCGCCTTCCCTTTAATCCTGTGTACAAAAAAGGAAGCTGACTTTTCGGCGCTACTGGCGCGGTACGAGTCCATTCAAATTGTTTTTCCGACCGCGGTCCCTGCCCGCCGGATAACTGCTTCTGGTGCTTTACGCTGCACACCCGGGTCAGTTGCCAACCCTCTGAACCGTTGAGGCCGGTTCATCGCTGCCTTTGTGGTGGAACTAAAGAGCTTCGTTTCGAGCTGCTTTGTTGAGCGGCTTGAGACAAGAATATGCATGGATGCATATACAGTCAATGCGTAAATGCATTTATTTATGCACAGAAAATGCGCTAACGCATGAAAGCCCCGCCAGCCAAGGTCCTGGCCGTTTTCGACAGGCGAAAAAAAACCCGCCGGGGGGCGGGTTTTATCTGACAGCGGTTGGGTTAGCGGGCGTACATGCCCCACCAGAAGACATGACCGAGGATGGCGATCTGCTCTTCCTGGATTTCCTGGAAGGTGTAGTCCTCGTCCGGGTGCTCATCGCGATTGAAGCTGCGCAGGCGGATGCCGGTGGGCAGGCGATAAAGCTGTTTCACCCGCAGCTGGCCGTTATGGTTGATCGCGTACAGGTCGCCATCGATGATGTCGCCAATCGCGTGTTTGCCGGCATTCACGCCGACAGTGGCGCCATCGCGCAGGACCGGCAACATACTGTTGCCGCGCACCGTCACGCACTTGGCCTGGTCGAACTGCACGCCGTTATGACGCAGACTGCGCTTGCCGAAGCGCAAGCTGGAGCGCTCGCTTTCTTCGATGACGAATCTTCCTGATCCAGCAGCCAATTCAACCTCGCGAAGAAAGGGGACCGACACCTCGTCGTCATCGACAGGGGTATCGTCGTCCCACAAGCTTATGTCCTTGAGTTCCGAATGTATGGGCTCGCGCACCGCACCACCGGCCGGCGCAACATCCGCGCGCCCGCGCAGTTGATCGGTGCTCACGGCGAAGTACTCGGCGATTTTCGAGATGTGCTTATCCGAAGGATCGACGATCTTCCCGCTGAGAATGCGCGAGAGTGTGGATTGAGGCACGCCGGTGCGACGGTGAAGCTCCGTGGGGGAGATCCCGTGCTGATCGAGCAGCGCTCTTAAGACTGAAGAAACATTGCGTTTTTGCATAACGCGAATAGTGCTTGATCTTTTTCCGGAAAACAAATGCAGAATTGCATAGAGAGCGCATAAAACGTAAATAAAAGCCGAATGAGTCACAGGTCTTTCATGCCTGCGTCCGGCAGACCGCTCATGTTAACCTTGCGCCCATCGCGGAAAAGCCGGGCCGATGCCCCTCCTTTGCCCTACACCTTTCAACGAGTTTTCCTGATTTCCGATGAATAAAGCTATCTCCGATCTGTCCTCGCACACGCCGATGATGCAGCAATACTGGCGCCTGAAGAATCAGCACCCCGACCAGCTGATGTTCTACCGCATGGGTGACTTCTACGAGATCTTCTATGAAGACGCGAAGAAGGCCGCCAAGTTGCTGGACATCACCCTGACCGCCCGTGGGCAGTCGGCGGGCCAGGCGATTCCGATGTGTGGGATTCCTTACCATGCCGCCGAAGGTTACCTGGCGAAACTGGTGAAGCTCGGCGAGTCGGTGGTGATCTGTGAGCAGGTCGGCGATCCGGCCACCAGCAAAGGGCCGGTGGATCGCCAGGTGGTGCGGATCATCACGCCGGGTACGGTCAGTGATGAAGCGTTGCTGGATGAGCGTCGGGACAACCTGATCGCGGCGGTGCTGGGTGATGAGCGTCTGTTCGGTCTGGCGGTGCTGGACATCACCAGCGGCAACTTCACCGTGCTGGAAATCAAGGGCTGGGAAAACCTGCTGGCGGAGTTGGAGCGGGTTAATCCGGTGGAGCTGATGATCCCGGACGACTGGCCAAAGGACCTGCCGGCAGAAAAACGCCGTGGGGTTCGTCGTCGCGCGCCGTGGGATTTTGAGCGCGACACGGCGCTGAAAAGTCTCTGCCAACAATTCTCGACCCAAGACCTTAAAGGCTTCGGCTGCGAGAACCTGACCCTGGCCATCGGCGCCGCCGGTTGCCTGCTCAGCTACGCCAAGGAAACCCAGCGCACGGCCCTGCCGCACTTGCGCAGCCTGCGTCATGAACGCCTGGACGACACCGTGGTGCTGGACGGTGCGAGCCGTCGCAACCTGGAACTGGACACCAACCTGGCCGGCGGTCGCGAGAACACCCTGCAATCGGTGGTCGATCGCTGCCAGACCGCCATGGGCAGCCGCTTGCTGACCCGTTGGTTGAACCGTCCACTGCGGGACTTGACCGTGCTGCTGGCGCGTCAGACTTCGATCACTTGCCTGCTCGACGGCTATCGCTTCGAAAAACTGCAACCGCAGCTCAAGGAAATCGGCGACATCGAGCGGATCCTGGCGCGGATCGGTTTGCGTAACGCCCGTCCTCGCGACCTGGCGCGTCTGCGCGATGCTCTCGGCGCACTGCCCGAGTTGCAAGTGGCGATGACCGAGCTCGAAGCCCCGCACATCATTCAATTGGCGGCGACCACCAGCACTTACCCGGAACTCGCGGCGCTGCTGGAAAAAGCCATTATTGACAACCCGCCCGCCGTGATCCGTGACGGCGGCGTGTTGAAAACCGGCTACGACGCCGAGCTCGACGACCTGCAATCGCTCAGCGAAAACGCCGGGCAGTTCCTGATCGACCTCGAAGCCCGGGAGAAGGCCCGCACCGGCCTGTCGCATCTGAAAGTCGGCTACAACCGCATCCACGGTTACTTCATCGAGTTGCCGAGCAAACAGGCCGAGTCGGCACCAGCGGACTACATCCGTCGCCAGACGCTCAAGGGCGCCGAGCGTTTCATCACGCCGGAGCTGAAGGCGTTCGAAGACAAGGCGTTGTCGGCCAAGAGCCGTGCCCTGGCCCGCGAGAAGATGCTTTACGAAGCGCTGCTCGAAGACCTGATCTCGCAACTGCCGCCGCTGCAGGACACCGCCGCCGCACTGGCCGAACTGGACGTGTTGAGCAACCTCGCCGAACGCGCACTGAACCTCGACCTGAACTGCCCGCGCTTCGTCGACGAGCCGTGCATGCGCATCAGCCAGGGTCGTCACCCGGTGGTCGAGCAAGTGTTGAGCACGCCGTTCGTGGCCAACGACCTGAGCCTCGATGACAACACGCGCATGCTGGTGATCACCGGTCCGAACATGGGCGGTAAATCCACCTACATGCGCCAGACCGCGTTGATTGTGTTGCTGGCGCACATTGGCAGCTTCGTACCGGCGGCCAGTTGCGAGTTGTCCCTGGTGGATCGCATCTTCACCCGCATCGGTTCCAGCGATGATTTGGCCGGCGGCCGTTCGACCTTCATGGTCGAGATGAGCGAGACCGCGAACATCCTGCATAACGCCACCGAGCGCAGCCTGGTGCTGATGGACGAAGTGGGTCGCGGCACCAGCACCTTCGACGGTCTGTCCCTGGCCTGGGCGGCGGCCGAGCGTTTGGCGCATCTGCGCGCCTACACGCTGTTCGCCACTCACTACTTCGAACTGACCGTGTTGCCGGAAGCCCAGCCACTGGTGGCCAACGTGCACCTGAACGCCACCGAGCACAACGAACGCATCGTGTTCCTGCACCACGTGCTGCCGGGGCCGGCCAGCCAGAGCTACGGCCTGGCGGTGGCACAACTGGCCGGTGTGCCGAGCGAAGTGATCGTGCGTGCTCGCGAGCACCTGGGTCGGCTGGAAGCCACCGCCCTGCCCCATGAAGTGCCCAAGCCAGTCAAAGGCAAACCGGCTGCGCCGCAGCAGAGCGATATGTTCGCCAGCCTGCCGCATCCGGTGCTCGATGAACTGGCCAAACTGGACCTGGACGATATGAGCCCGCGTCGCGCGCTCGAAATGCTCTATACACTAAAGACACGGATCTAA